CTTAGCAGAGGACTTTGTGATAGTCAAGGAATATCTATCTTGTGATATTCCTTTGCCTGATATCAGTGGCTACGACCATTGGGAATTTTTAAATTATTTTAATAATGAAAGTATACAATTAATTTCTAAAATGCACGAAAGAGACATAGATACTTTCAAATATTCTTTAAGAGTTAGAACTTAAAAACACTGTGTACTTTAAAACAATCGCTTCACTTAAACTGCCACTAGTTAGATTTCTCACATGAAGCGTGGCGTTACCTGCTGACGTTACAATGCCGCCTACTCCATATGCACCTAGTGTTCCACCGCTGACATGTGTGACCAACAAATGAGCCTCAGCTCCTATTTTACTATTAACAAAAGGAAACGTCACGGTTGTGTTTGCCGCTAGAAGCGCAGCATTCATAGTAATTTCTCCACAGATTTTATTCAATGTGACTGACGTTGATTTATCGGTGCCTTGAGTAATAGTTCCTCCAAACCCTGGTCGATACCCAATACCGCTGGCTGACAACAATCCACCTTTGAATATAAAAACCAAATCGTCAGTGGCTGCATCAGATCTGCAACCTATGGCTATAGTAGCGTCGACTACAGCGTCTCCTGGGGTGATCGATGCATCTTCAACTGTGACAGCAATAAATGCAGCAGGTGCATGACCACTAGGAGAAGCGCCGGTGCCGGTCCATGCATTGAAACCAATAAGACCTATTGAATCTCCGGTCTGTACAATTGTAGGAGCAGACAATGTACCTCTTCCCGATGCTAATGTAAGAGAGGTTTGATTGGCGTTCGCTCCGGTAGTAACGCCTTTTAAAAATAAACCTGTTTGTGCAGTATCTAAATTTAATATTATTGATGTTGGATCTGTGGTGGTACCTATAAGTAGATCATTGACGTTGCCTTGTATGGTATGGCTGTTGGCTCCACCGAGACTATCTGTAATAATTAAATTATTAACGAAAACCCGTCGATCGACTGCGTCAATTAATAATGAGGAATCATCGCCAAAAATCGAACCTTTTACATCACCAGTATGAAATCCATTGGAATTTCCTGTTAGTGTTCCAATTAATGTTGAACCGGCTGTGCCGGTAATGACTCCATTGACATTACCTGTAACGTTACCTACAACGTTACCAGTTAAATTGCCTGTAACATTACCTGTAACATTGGATACCACAGGTCCTACAATGGTACCTGAAATGCCGTCTACCAACAAAGTAGAATCGTCAGCTACAATAGATCCCTTGAAAGAAGTTGCACCAATAGTGCCTTGATAATTAGCTAAATCGACCACAGCTGATATACTGGCTGCTACGTCATTGTATGTAAAGGCAATTCCAGTGTGTGCGCCATTGCTGAAAAGCAGGGCTGCGGCATCTTGTGCATCTTCATTAGTATATCCGGTAATCTGGACACCACCCAGTGTAGTTCCGTTTCCGATGTATAATCTTTGATCATCGGTTACATACAGCAGTTCTCCCTGAGCCAAGGGCTGGGTCATTGCTGTTCTTTGTGTGTTGGTGCCTCTGCGAATCTGTAAGGGCATATCTATAACTCCTGGAATTGTTCTACCACATATATTTATGCCGCTGATATCAGAACACAGAGTCAAAAAAATAGCACCCGAAGGTGCTATTTTGCCCTCATTTATAAGCGCCTTGGGGCCGGCGCTAAAATAGGACTACGTCCTAATCTGCTATAGAACCGTTGCCGTTTTTAAACCCTATGCTACCACCTTCTTCTTCGATGCGTTTAATGACATCTTCAAACAAAATAGGAGCAAAGTCCGGAGTTTGTTCTACACAAACGCAGTGATACCGGGTATCTATTATATCGGTGATCTTACCACCAAATCCGGGTAACATAACACGATTGGCATGTGTATGCCCGTGTATGTTAGTACCAAAACGACCCAACGATTCCGGGTGCAAAGGAATATGACTCAAGATCATTCCGTTCATAACGTGATATGCCCGTAATTCTCTAAAGTGTTCACGATATTCACTGTCTCTAAAGATGTCGTGATTACCGCGGATCAACACCTTGTCACCGTTTAACCTACGCATAATGCCCAAGGCCTTGCGGTTGATCACAACGTCACCTAAATGGTAGACCTTGTCAGTGGGTTTTACCCGTTCGTTCCAGGCCTTGACCATTGCTTCGTCCATTTCCTCGGCGGAGTCCCATGGACGAAGTTTTGTAACACCATCGTTACGTGTGAAGCGGCAAACACCGGTGTGTCCAAAGTGCGTATCGCTTACTAAAAATACACTAGGCATAATGCCCTCCTTTCTTTAAATTCTACGTTTTCTCCAGGTGTAGTCAACACCGTCTGGGCACTTGCCGTCGACAATGCTGTCTGCTCCAAATCGTCCTACTATTTCCATTCCGTTGACTGTGATGGTAACAAACTCATCTACAGTCTTAGCCCAGTTCATTGCTAGGGCCAATGTTTCAAATTCTTTGATTTTTGTTTTGCTTTTTACTTCTATCATTGTTCTATTGTAGCACCAAAAAGAAACCCCGTCAACCAAAATCAACGGGGTGTTGTAGAAAAGCCACAGTTACCAATTCTCCACACCCGACACTTCTATTTCAAACGAGCCGTTATGTCCGTTGATATTTTGTGCAAATGTTACATAGGTAACTGAGCCAATACCGCTAGAAGTTTCTTGTGTTAGTTCAAACGCTTCGACATCGGGGAACTTAGCCAAAATATCAGAAATTCTTTCAATGTCACTACGATGTAAAACTACTGTTTTCATATATCACCTTCTCTTTCTCTACGTGCTTTGCGTTCTGCGGCTAAGACAAAAACTTTTTCGTTGTCATTGGCCCACTCTATTTCCTTGGGGAGAATGATGCCGAACTCGGTTGTTACACCATTGATGCTGTGAGGCTCATCCGGATCGTAGGTCCAACCCAGGGCCTTCATCATACGATGTTTGACCAGCAGATTAGGACTGCGAAATACTTCAGTGTCACCGAAGCCCAGCATTACACCAAGTTCGCAAACAGCACCGCTGCGGCAAACGCCAGCATGACAATGAACTATGACATTCATTCTCTGCTCTAATGCGTGTTGCAACAATCTAACAAGCTCGTTGGCCTGCTCTTGACTACACCGCATCTCTTCATCTAAGCATTCGTCCTTGGCTTCGATGTCCAAGAACTGGAATTGATGAACTTCTTTGAATTGATGCTTAGGGGTAGGAAAATCACCGGGTGGATCGCAGATTTGGATCAGCATGGAGTTGACGCCCGCATCGATGTGCTGGCCTTTGCGGATGTCACTGAGTGCTACGTTTTGAATCCATGGCATGATATACTCCTTACAATCTATATGTCACACGACCTTTGGTAAGATCGTATGGGCTGACTTCAATTTTAACACGATCGCCTAAGATAATTTTTATCTTGTGCTGTTTTAATTTACCGCTGGTATAGCAGGTAAGAATGTTGGGCAGATTATCTACCTTGACCCTGAACATGTTGCCAGGCAATACTTCTTCAACTGCACCAGTTAATTCTATAAGATCACTTTTTGGCATTTTTCTTTGATGTTACTTTGGCATCTGCCTTGTCTATGATTTGAAACACCTTGTTGGCTAACACTCGTTCTTTGCTAAAGGCTTCTACTTCCCAGGGCAGATCATAATAGTGTCCTCGGAATTTTTTGCCCATCCAAAACTTGCTATTTAGATTCTTTCCATGTGTGATCTGTCCTCGAGCATACTGTTTGACATGCACCATTTCATGTGCTAGAGCAATAATCAATCTTTCGGTGTCAAGCGCAGTGTCTATGCTCATACCTATAACAGTTGGCCCTAATTTAAACACACTGCCTCGAATGCCGTCTTTAACACTCATTCCTCTTTCAGGAACAACTATTAGTGAATATCGACTGTTCTGTAATTTCAATTCATTTCGAAACAACTGTAGACAATTTTCAACCAGCACTTTGCTGATACTGTTTCTTGCCATAACTTGAATATCCATAAGAGCTCCTTGTGTATTACTTAATTATACAGTCTTATTTGATGTTTGTCAAGTGGTGCTCCAACCAAGAATCGAACTTGAAATACATCCTTACCAAGGATGCGTTATGCCATTTAACTATAGGAGCCAATAATTTTTTCTAACCATACACACAATTCTGCATGGGGCCGCCGACCGGGGTGACATCGATCCGGAAAGTCGGAGGATTCGGACATTGCATCTAAAATAATTTTATGTTGATCTAGCAGCTTCAATTTGTCTTCTATGCTGTCTGTACAATACGGACTGTCTAGCAGATCAAGAGTGCATATTGAATGTACTATGGGAAATTCACGATTTAAAATCTCTCCGCGCCAATCTCGCTTAACATAGTCTGCTGAGGTGTACTTGTAAAAGCTATCCAATACCGGAGCCTGCCCACCGATTACAATAGATCTAGCACCGCTGATTTGTTTTAGTTCTTGAAATTTTTTATATATTATTTCAGAAATTGATTCTTGTAATTCACTGATTGTATAGTGGGTTTTGTTTAACCCATTTAGATAAGAATCACGTAGCATTTCAGTGTGGAACCAAACTATCCAATCCACCGGATTTGATTGCACGTATTCAATGCCTTTTAGGATACTGGGTAAATTTCCCTTGGCATTAATTGAACAATTGACTACTGTGTGTCCAAGACTTCGAAGTAAAAATTCAGTGTGTATTTCGGGAGGATCACCGATGTGAACACGGTTGAAATCTCCGTAATGTGCTGGCGGGTAATTTGGAACTCCCCAGCTGTCTCCGATTATCAAAACATTAGACATTCACTTCTATATCTGCTGCTAAAACAAAACGATATTGAGTGCTCTGCACTATGCCCGGACGGTGCCAAGTATCACTGGGATATATAATCCAATGACCTGTTGTGGGAGTGATGAAATACTTGCCATCTTGTTCTGCACCGTTGGGTGCTATCTCTGTGCCGCAGTAATCTCTGTCTTTGACATCATTGGGAATATGCAGGTAATATACTCCACTGAACATTTTACTATTGGGATTTTTTGGATGCCAATGATTGTGCCACAGGTTTTCACGATTTTCGGCACCCTGGAGATTGGTCATAAAACTCCAGGCCATCATCTCTGATACTTTGACTTCACGACCGAGATACATGAACAGGCTGAACATAAAGCTCATGCGATATTTCAACCATATGGGTTCTGGTCTGGCAAAGATATTTTCTTTGGTTTGAAACTTGGGACTGTTGGTGAAGTAATTGCCGTCGGCAATGATGCCCTTGATAATGTTGCAGGCCACAGCATCATCTTCAGCAGTAATTACACTGCTAAAATTGAATTTGCGAACAAGCTGTGTTTGATCTACTACCTGCATGGTGTGTGTGGAGCGGGATAAGAGAATCGAACTCTTGACCGAAGATTGGAAATCTGCTGTTTTACCATTAAACTAATCCCGCAATTAACCTGTGTGATCTAATGTGTAGCAAAAAGAAGTTTGTCTTCAACTTGTGGAGCACTATAATCGTACGATAACAGTGTTCCCTCAAAAAACAATTCATGAAGATATTCTAAATTGTTTTTTACATATGGTTTAAAGTCATAGGCTTTACCGTCCTGTATAAGTTGTACGTTATTTGTTTTTAGAAAATGTTCATAACTTTCATCAATTACACTTTGAAATTTATGAAAATTCTTAAAAAAGATATCCTCTTTACCTATAATGTTTTTCCAATGAAATTTTTGAGTTATCGCTTTGTGTAGATAATAAGTAACGGTTCCGGTAAACCATTCCTTTTTGTCCATGGTGCTGTTGGAAACCACAGTGACAATCTCGTCGCCTTTGACAATAATTTTTTGTATTTCTAATTTGAAACGTTGTTTGTATTCATCTACTGCCGCAGGAGTAAGAGGTAAAATCTCAAACAAGAATGTATGAGCTCTGGCTCTTATGCTGCCACTTTCGATCATGTTACGTTTCATATTCTCAAAATTTTGTCCAGGTAAACCCCAGATAAAAAATATTTGTACTTCTGTGTCATGCACGTTCCATTTTTCATAGTATTTGCGTATTGCTTTTGCTAATAATGGTTTGTGTTCAGCCCAGGGCATCTCTGGACGCTCGATGTATTCTAGTACCTTGGTATCTAGATCTTGAAGGTCTACTTTAAATTCAGTAATTAATCCAGCTTCCATAAATTTTTCCATCAATTGATACACCTGATCTTTTTTACTCTTTGACCATTGTGGTTGTATAAGTCTCGGACAGTTTGGATTGCTTCTAAAGAGATTACACCAGTATTCGACAATTTCAGGATCCTGCGGAGTTAACCCAATGTTAGGATTAGTCCAAAATATCACTTCAAGTTCTTCTATGTCAGTGAACAAAGCTAATTCTTTTTTCCAATTAGCTTCCAATTCACCCTTACCCCATATCCTCACCTTATGATGCAGGCCAGAACTCCAATCACAAAAGGTACAGGTATAAGGACATCCTTTGGTAGTTTCCCAAACCATAAGAACGAGCCTAGATCCGTTGAGTTCTTTTTTCAAATTTTTACATAACAGTCTAATCTCATCTTGATATTCTAAATATGGACTCTTCTTTAGAACATTCTTGTCCATAAAAACCTGGTGAGGATGTATTGTGCCTCGTTTGTCTACTACATTAATAATATCGACATCGTAGCCGGCAATATGGTCTAACAGAAATGAAAATGCAATTTCACCTTCGCCGTACATTGCCCAATCGAGATATGGATGTTCTGGGAAAAAATTCTTATTAATATGAGCATCAATGTCCGGTCCTCCCACTATAGTGATTATGTGCGGGTGTATTTTTTTTATTTTTTCAGCTAAGGTCATTAGCCTCTTGCGATTCCATACGTATACGCTGAAACAGAAAACATCAATTTTTTCTTTTTCTATGAGATCTAGTGCGTTCTGTAAATCGTTAGAATCATCTTCTAGCAGGCACCAAGGAGTTAACCACTTGTAATCATTTTTAGATTGAGAATCTGTCTCGTGATTTAACCTAAGCATCCAAGATACCGGACTTATCATATAGGTTTCTATCATTTCATTGCCAACAGGTCTGAAACAAGGACAAATTAAGAATTTGATATTTCGCATACGACTATTTATACACGAAAAAACACAGCTGGAAAAAGTGGTCGGAGTACAAGGATTCGAACCTTGGACCCCCTGGTCCCAAACCAGGTGCGCTACCAGACTGCGCCACACTCCGAATTTATTCTACTCTTCTAAGATACTCTCTACCTATCTTGCCTTCTTGTACATCTAACAAGGCACTCACAGGAGCATTCATTTGAGTAGTATGACCTGCTGCCTTGTGTCTACGACTGAGTTCTCTAGCTCTTACTGTAGCGATTAACACAAGATCAAATCTGTTGCCTCCTACTTGTTCTACACATTTTTGTGTATCTATGTTAGGACCACGGCTGTCAGTTAGTTTCATTTTTTGCCTTTGTAAAAAACTGGTTGCGGGACCTGGAATCGAACCAGGGACTGGAGCTTATGAGACTCCTGAGATGCCGCTTCTCCATCCCGCGATAAACTTAATAAAACACATTTTGCACTTTTCACTACGGCGGTGTGCAGTCCTTACAACCTAAACTATGTTTAGGCAAAATGTGTTTTATTAAACTAACCTTATAGGTGCTCTCTGCGGCGCTTGAATCCACGGTAGCCCTGCTCTTCATGGCCGGTCCTTGTACATGGTCGACATTGACAAGTATTTCGGTGTTCCACTGTAGCTACTACAGAAAGCATTTATAAAATAACTTTATTAAAATATACTTCCAACAAGTGTCTTATGCTTGTTGTACCGTGTGCTATGCACATTTCCTTTGCGAGGCTCCCCCGGGTTTGGGCAATGTAGACGAAAGTATATTTTAATAAAGTGTCTAGCTACTCCCACCACAGGAGCCCTAGACTGAGCGGTTACTCTGTCCATAACATTTGTTCTTCTGGAAAAGGCGTTATACCAAACCCTAGGCAGTTTCCAGTATCCCTTAAATGGGGACTGTGAGGTCAGGTCCTAGTGTACCCCCTGGTCTATCGTTACAGGGACGCTATTTCTTTAACGTAGAAATAGTAAGACGGGGTCTGTTATAGCAGGCCTTCTGCTTGCAGTGAAGCCACTACATCATCACTCAGAGGAATCTCTGTCTTGATGTTCAACTCAAGCACTTCGTCGTTGAGCTGTTGTTTTTGCTTTTTCAGGTTAAGCACTTCTGCTTTGGCCTGTGCAATTTGTTCCTTGCCAAGAACACTGGTGCTTACTGTGTCGCTGTAGCCGTAGATGCTACGACGGCTGGTTTCGCCCTTGTCGTTCTTGATCTTTTCCAACTTGCCCTTGATCACTTCCAAAGAAGTGATTTCTGTGGCCTTGGCCAGTTCTTCTAGCTGACCGATGCGTTTGTCAATGAACGCTGCCTTGGCCAGGGCTGTGTTAATGCCACTGGCTGCGTTGGCTGTGCCAACCAATGCACGTATGTTGTACAGAGCCATGGTCAGCTTTTGTCTGCGACCATCGTTGGCAACCAATTCGGAGTTGGCCTTGGTGATGGCAGCTTCTACGTCTTGAAACTCATTGAGCTCCACGGTGAAATCTACTTTGATACCTTTGATGGTATCGTTGATGCTGTTCTGTACAGCATTTGCTTTTCTCAGTGTGATATTCATTTTCTTCCTTTATTCAAACAACAATGACGGGTCCATGAAAGGTCAAGTAATAGACCGGACAATTGACAAATAGGTAGCATAAACAGCATCCCTTTGACAATGTGCAATATACAATACACAGAGATCCATATATTTCCGATTAACAAATGACATTCTATTAGGGATCGGATCACATAAACACGGCCATTGTTCAGATGGTTGTAAGTTTGGAGTATGGCATGAAGCCTTACGCCTTTGTGTCTATTCTCATCTACCCTTCACTTCACCGGTTGAAACATTTCTGTCCCAACAAAACTATTATAACATATGACAACATGTCTGTCAACATGTTTTGGCTATCTTGGTGCCCCGTGACAGAATCGAACTGCCAATACCTGATTACAAAACAGGTGTTATGCCACTTAACTAACAGGGCCTACTATTACTTATCTTGGTGGAGGATAACGGATTCGAACCGTTTGCTCCTGGTTGCAAACCAGGTGTGTTAGCCAAGTATACCAATCCCCCGAATTTAATTCCTAGTTGATGCAGTGCCAGTTGGATTTTTTGCATATCCACCTGGACCAGCAGGTCTCTTTTCACGCTTGGGCTGGATAGCTGCACACAATTCTGCATCGATCATCATGCGTTTCCAACCGTTGCGTAGTTCTGGATCTTTGATCCCAGACAACATCGACTTTGTCATCGAACTCATTCTATAATTTGGACCTGGTTTCATATATTTCCTCTTTTAAAAAACATGGTGGAAGGTGAGGGATTCGAACCCTCGGGGCACCTTACGGCACCCCGCAGTTTAGCAAACTGCTGATTTAAGCCACTCATCCAACCTTCCTTGTACTGGTACCTCGTGACAGGATCGAACTGCCGTCTCTGCTGTGTAAAAGCAGGGCCCTACCATTAGACGAACGAGGCATACTATTCTGAAACACACTGGCTGTTGCTTGTCATTGTCTTTAACTACCTCTCGGTGGCGGTAGACCAATGTGTTTTAGAATAGTGGAGCACTGAGAATACATGCTTACCTAACAACACCTCGGACATTATTACGATCCTTGCGAGACCGCTTTCTTCCGACTTCCACTAGATCCATATTGCTATGTAACCTAGTCTGCTGCCAACATCGCCGTTTTTAAAGACAGGCATTAGTCTTGTCGCCATATGCTATTCTACGCTTTCTATCCCGTTGACCTTTAGAGCCATTCACTGTCGCTAAACAGTTACGAAACTTCTTGCATAAACAGATTTCACCTTGCGAGTTACGTCTGACTGTATTGTGTTGCCACTACAGTATTAGATGCTTTTCACATATGACCGAGTCAGTCTTTGCTTTTTAAACGTTAGAAGGAGTTGAACCCTCAGCCGTCTCCTTAACAGGGAGATGCACTACCATTGTGCTATAACTGAACCTACTGCGATGTGCTGACTCTGTTGCTGAATAAAGTTTTGCTCTACCCAATACAACACACCACGTTCCTTTTGTCTCGCGGACTACTCAGACGTTTTTTGCGATCTGTGTCCTGCATTGCTACAGTCCACTAACCACTCAAACTGCATACAAGCCCTTAGTTGCGACACCTCGGACAAATACGCTACCCTTTCTCATACCAATTCACAAGTTGGTTTTGTTAGGAAGTCAGCACCACCTGTTACTTTTCATGCACCCTGGTTCCTTTGCAGGCCAGTCGATACACATTCTTCCCCTAACACTTGCTTCATTGTTACAACCACCGGTCTTATCAGTGATCGGATCCTCACGGACCTGAGCAGGCTTGTCTAAACGAACCATTGCTGGCGGAGTTATGTAGGCATACCTCCTTTGGCTGTGTCACCACAGTTATTCTTCGTAGACAGCAAGCCGCCTACAGGATGTTAAACCACCCTTAAATTTTTAACCATTAAAAAATAACATTAGACCCTATGGGATCAAGCAGATTTCTGAGTGAGGTTCGATTCCTCTCATAAGCCATTGCTCACGGTTATGTCAGAGGAGTAAGATGGCCCTATTCCTCATGAGTCTAAGCGTCCCTAGACGATTCCCGCAAATGCTATTTTTTAATGGTGCCCCAGGAGAGACTCGAACTCTCACGCCTTGCGACACTGGCTTCTAAGACCAGCGTGTCTACCATTCCACCACCGGGGCAAAAAATTTACATTTAATTTTTAAAGAACGTTTAACTAATTTCTTAGTATGTGTATATTATAACATCGTTGTTGCATGTTGTCAACCTTTATCTGGCACCGCCTACAGGAATCGAACCCATATTCGCAGGGTAGAAACCTGCTGTATTATCCATTATACGAAAGCGGTATGGTGCTCTAAGTGAGACTCGAACTCACACTCGCTATCCCCTCAAGATAGTGCGTCTACCAATTGCGCCATTAGAGCATGTAGGTTTTCCGAGTGCCCAACTAT